GTAAAGGTATTCAAAACTGTGCTAGAGGAGAACGAAAGAGTCATGGTGGCTTCGTTTGGAAATATATTTAACCCCCGGCGTACCTCCCTGGCCTTTATTTAATTTCGACCTTCATGCCGTACTGCACATTTTTTTGCGTGCTAATTCTTTTCTAGCGAAACAAATAAAAAAACAGGAAGGTGGTGTAGCAAATGGATAAAAAATGCAACAAGTGTGGTGTTTCAAAACCCGCAACAACAGAATACTTTCATCGACACCGCCTTCTAAAAGACGGTTTGGATGGCACTTGCAAAGATTGTAAAAGAAAACTAGGTGCTAAAAGATACAAAGAAAAAAGAAATGAAATCTTAAATCAGAAGAAAGATTATTATGAACGAGCCAAAGACGACAGGTTAGCTTACCAAAAAGAATACTACGCTAACAACATCGAAGAACACCAACGGCGTGAAAAATATTGGCGAAAGAAAAATGCTTTAAAAAGACGAGTTATTAGCGAACGAAGAAGAAGTTTGGAAAGTTCTGTTTTGTCAAATTTAACTGAAAAAGAATGGGAAGATACCTTGGAATATTTCAACCACTCGTGCGCTTATTGTGGAATTACGCAAGATGATCATTTGAAGAAATTCAACGAGAGGTTGCACCAAGAACATATTGTTCCGTTAACAGACGGTGGAACATATTCCAAAGATAACATTATCCCTTCGTGCAGAAAATGCAATTCGACAAAGGGTCGTCAAAATTTTGATAGTTGGTATAGAAATTCAAAGGTTTACGACTATGAAAAAGAACATTTAATTTTAAAACACCGAGAGGGGGTATTGAGATAAATTGGAAAAAGAAAATTTAGATTATTTACGAAAGAAACTAGCTGACCACAAGATGCGTGTAGATGCTAGATACCGCTATTATGATATGAAATACAAAGAGCCACACACAAGTTTCACAATGCCACCACAAATTAGAAATAGATTTCAATCAACAGTGGGGTGGACTTCAAAAGCAGTGGATGCCTTGGCTGATAGATTATCGTTCAGAGATTTTGATAACGACAATTTCAATATTAATAAGATTTTTCAAATGAATAACCCTGACACGCTATTCGATTCAGCTATCTTATCGGCACTTATCGCATCGTGTGCATTTGTGTATATCATTGATGACGAAGAATTTCCAAAATTACAGGTAATCGAAGCAAGTAATGCCACAGGTAAAATCGATCCGATTACTGGTTTGCTTAAAGAAGGGTATGCGGTGTTGGAGCGTGACATTTACGGAACACCTAAAGTTGAAGCATACTTCGAGCCGTTTAAAACCACAATCATCACGGACGGTGATGCGGTTGAGTATCCACACACAGCACCAGCGCCATTGTTAGTGCCAATCATCCACAGACCTGATGCAGTTAGACCATTTGGCCGTTCTCGCATCACACGGGGTGCTATTTACTGGCAATCATACGCTAAACGTACTTTAGAACGTTCAGACGTGACAGCGGAGTTCTATTCGTTCCCACAAAAATATGCGGTGGGTACTTCTGAAGATGCAGAGCCATTGGACGGTTGGAAAGCATCTATTTCAGCAATGCTTGAAATCACAAAAGACGAAGACGGCGACAAGCCAACATTAGGTCAATTTAGTACACCGTCAATGCAACCATTTATGGAGCAACTAAGAATCGCTGCTAGTGGTTTCGCTGGTGAAACTGGTTTAACTATGGACGACTTAGGTTTCGTGACAGATAACCCGTCAAGTGCTGAAGCAATTAAAGCGAGCCATGAAACGCTACGAATTACCGCAAGAAAAGCGCAACGTAACTTTGGTAGTGGTTTCTTGAATGTTGGTTTCTTATCAGCTTGTTTGCGTGATGGCGTAACTTATAAACGCAACCAATTTACAGAAACAAAAGCTAAGTGGGAGCCAATCTTTGAACCAGACTTATCAGCATTATCAACGGCTGGTGACGGTATCATCAAGATTAACCAAGCGGTTCCAGGCTACTTTAGCATTAACAATCTAAAAGACCTGTTAGGTATTGAAGGAGATGAACAAATTGGCAGTCGATATATCGGTGGAACTACTGGAGAAGATACAAGCAACATTCCGGAAGAAGTTTGGAACCAGCCAGAAAGCACAGAACTTACTACGGAAAACGAATGACGGTCTAGCGACTTACGTTGATGCCAATGAGTTTTCGATTGTAACTGGCGATTTATTAGCTGAAGCATTTGCGGAACATTTATCATCAGACGCTTTGCCAAACGGACGACTTTATTACAATATCGGTCAAAAAGTAATTGCACCAATGCTAGAAAACAACTTCGAAATTGTGGCAGACAATGCGGTTGCAGTCCAAGAAACATTAAATGAACTTGCCGGCATTGGCATCAAAGGACAACGTGCGGATATTCAATATGAACGCATTGAAGGTATTATCCAACGATTAGCGAATGAACTAACTTATGATGACGTGGCTTGGATATTAAAAGAGCCTGTTGTGAATTTTACGCAAGCAGTAGTAGACGACACAATCAAGAAAAATGTTGAATTTCAAAGCGAAGCTGGGCTAAAGGCTAAAGTGGTGCGTATAGCTGAAGCTAACGCATGTAAATGGTGTCGTAACTTACAAGGCGAATATGATTATCCGAATGTACCACAAGATGTGTGGAAAAGACATCAAAACGATAAGTGTGTAATTACTTATTATCCTAAGAAGGGTAAAGCTCAAATCGTGCCCGGGCGCAAGTAAAGGCGGTGATCCAATATCTCCCACCGAAAGGGTTAGCATGGTGCTCTTAGAAAGGAGTAGGAATGGCTGAAAAGAAATTTGGTAGGCAAGTTCCTACCGTAAGTTATTTTTGTGAGTATGATGAAACGCTGTACGAACAAGCGACAGATTTATATCGTAAAAGTAAGCATGAAGCTTATGAATGGCAGATTGAATTATTAAAACCATTGATGGCGGTTGATGATGAAGGTTATTGGACGCATCAAAAATTCGGGTATGCAATTCCACGCCGTAATGGTAAGACGGAAGTGGTGTACCTAAAAGAAATTTGGTCACTGTTTCAAGGTTTACGCATTCTACATACCGCCCACCGAATATCGACATCGCACTCGAGTTTTGAGAAAGTGAAAAGCTATATTGAAGCGATGGGTTTAGTTGACGGTGAAGATTTTAACTCCATTCGTGCTAAAGGTCAGGAACGCATCGAACTATATGAAACTGGTGGGGTTATCCAATTTAGGACGAGAACGTCCACTGGTGGACTTGGTGAGGGTTTCGATTTACTAGTCATTGATGAATCCCAAGAGTACACCGAGGACCAAGAATCGGCTTTAAAATATACGGTAACAGATAGTGCCAACCCACAAACAATAATGTGTGGAACGCCACCAACTCCATTATCATCAGGTACGGTATTTACTGACTACCGCCAAACAACATTAGACGGTGGGAACAAGTATTCGGGATGGGCGGAATGGTCAGTACCTGAACTACACGATATTCACGATGTGGACGCTTGGTATATGACTAACCCTTCAATGGGCTATCACTTAAACGAGCGTAAAATTGAAGCAGAGCTTGGTGCTGATGAGTTAGACCATAACATCCAACGTTTAGGTTATTGGGTTTCATACAACGTTAAATCGGCAATCACAGAAGAAGAATGGCAGTCAATGTTAGTAGACGAATTACCAAAACTTACTTCCAATTTATTTGTTGGCATTAAGTATGGCAATGACGGTGTCAATGTGGCTATGAGCATTGCGGTTAAAACAGATGACGGCGATGTATTCGTTGAAGCGATAGACTGCCAATCAACACGAAATGGTAATGGATGGATACTAAACTTCATCAATCGTGCTAATGTTGAAGCGGTAGTCGTTGATGGTGCTGGTGGACAAGCAATACTTGAAGCTGAAATGAAATCAGCGAGAATAAAACCAAAACCATTGCTACCAAAAGTTAGAGAAGTAATTGTGGCGAACGCATCATTTGAACGTGCGGTAAACTCACAAGCTATCAGGCATAAGGGGCAACCATCACTAGTCCAAATAGTTTCCAATTCAGAAAAACGTCCAATCGGCAGTAATGGTGGTTTTGGATATAAGAGCCAATTTGAAGATTACGACATCGCACTGATGGACAGTATGATTTTGGCTTATTGGTCGTGTATAGAAAGTAAGACGAAAGTTAAACAAAAAGTAAGATATTAAACCATTAGCGAATCGGCTAGTGGTTTTTCTTTTGACCTGAACAAGTCATAAAACTATTCAATTGCAGCCATGCGTAAATGGCAAAACCTGTGCAGAAGCCAACTGCGTAACAAAGG